CCGCCAAGCCGGGTAAGTACGCCCCCAAGAAATGAAGGGGCCAACAATAATGATTGGGCTACTTGGGAAACCAAGGGAGTCCAAGGAGATGGAAGGCGGCCTCCTCGACGAGGAAGGCTCCTGTCCGCTTGCCACTCAGGACGAGATAGTCAACCGTGGCAACAAGCAAAAAGCCATCCTGACCGCCAAATACGGCCCTAGCGAGGGTGAGTCCAAGTGTGGCAATTGTGAGTACGGGATGAAGCTCAAGGGCTGTGGGCTGGGCAAGAACGAGGTGTTCTGCGATGTCTACGAGTTCAAGTGCAGCGCGGACAACGTCTGCGACGCTTGGGAAAGCATGGAAGAAGAATCCGAAGAAGAATCGGATTAAAGACCTCTTTAACTGCCCAACAGGAGATTCAAATTGCCTTTCAAATCCAAGCAGCAAGCCAAACTAATGTTCGCCGCAGCCGCCAATCCCAAGGTCGCCAAGGCTACGGGTGTCCCACAAAAGGTAGCCAAGAAGATGGTCAAGGAAGGGCAGTCTAGCCTCAAGAAGCTCCCCTCCAAGGTGAAGAAATGAAGAAAGAAGTCTACGAGAAGGCTAGACCCAAGGCTCTGGGTAAACCCAAGGCACTTAGCCCCAACCAGAAGGCAGCCGCCAAGCGGTTTGCCAAGTCCACGGGGACAAAGTACCCTAGCCTCCTGGCTAATATGCGTGGGGCGCAAGCCAAGAAATGAAGATAAGGGACGCTGCCAAGCGGTTCGAAGCCTATGACAGAGCAACTACGAAAAAGATGGCCGAACATAATCGGTCTGGTGGAGATGTTCGCGCACCTGTTAGGTCGCTCAAAGGAGCCTCAACAGGCGACAAGTACGACCGCGCCAAGTTCATCTACCGAAAAGCCGCCCAAGCCCTTACTGCTGGACACCCTCTCAAAGACAAGAACGGAGAGGCTACGCCAGCCGCGCTCCAATTCAAACGCTGGGCAGCCAAAGTCCCGCAAAACCGCGAAGACCTCCAAGAACTCAAAGCCCTCGGGACAAGACTCAAAACCCGCTACAAGCCCAAATAATGCACGCAAGCGCACTACAAAGCGCGTCTGAGTTCTACGACAAGTACCCCCTAGAAACCGCTTCTGTGGTGGAGATAGGGTCGCAAATCGTCAACGGCTCCATAAAGGACGTGTGCCCCAAGCACTATTCTTACACGGGGCTAGACTACTCCCCCGCAAATGGCGTGGACATAGTCCTAGAGGACGAGTACAAGTTCCCCCTGCCTGACGGCAGTACGGACATTGTGGTAACAAGTAGTTGCTTCGAACACGCCGAGATGTTCTGGCTAACCTTCCTAGAGGGCGTGAGGATTCTCAAGCCTGGTGGGTTGTTCTACATAAACGCTCCGTCTAGAGGCGAGTACCACGCCTACCCACAGGATTGTTGGAGATTCTACCCAGACGCTGCCAAGGCTCTGCTAAAGTGGGCAAAGCGCAACGGGTATAATTGCACGCTTGAATACACAAAATTATTAGACAACCATTGGGGAGATTTCATAGTTGTCTACCGTAAAACTTAACCTTGGCTCGGGAAAAGATTGGCGCAAGGACTGCATAAACGCTGACATCCAGCCGGAGAAGAAACCCGACTGGGTGCTAGACATTACAAAAGTCCCGTGGGGTGAGGTTATAGACACCCGACTAGGACGGTTTGCAGTAGAGAAGGGAATGGTCACCGAGATAATCGCCAACGATGTCTTGGAACACATTCCTGACCTAGTATCCGCTATGACTAACTGCCGAGACTTACTCAAGCGCGGCGGTGAGATGCACATCCATGTGCCCTACGACCTAAGTCTGGGCGCGTGGCAAGACCCGACACACGTTCGGGCGTTCAACGAAAACTCATTCTTATATTACACAGACTGGCATTGGTATCTAAACTGGGAGGAGAAGTTCACCTGTACGCAGATGGGCTTAGAACTCTCAGAACTAGGCATAGAGATGGCAGATAGTAAGGTCGCCAAAGACATAATTATGCGTACCCCTCGTGCGGTAGATGCCCTGCAAGTCATACTCAGGAAGGATTGACATGGAAAAGTTACAAGCCTTGTGGTCGGACATAAAACTACTAGCCAAGCGTATTCTTGCAAAACTAGGTTTATAATTGTTGTATAATAGTAACAACCGAACAACCTTAGAGGAATCGGATGCAGGGCGCAAAAACAATAGAATGGCTTGAAACCAAGGGACTAATCCCTTACGCAAAGAACTCTAGAACCCACAGCGAAGCGCAGGTAGCGCAGATAGCGGGAAGCATCAAGGAGTTTGGCTTTAACAACCCCGTCTTAGTAGACGAGGACAACGGAATCATTGCCGGTCACGGCAGGGTCATGGCCGCGCAGAAACTAGGCTTACAGGCCGTCCCGTGTATAAGGCTGGCTCACCTATCAGACACCCAGCGCAAAGCCTACGTGATAGCGGATAACCGCCTAGCATTGAACGCAGGGTGGGACGACCAGATGCTAACGCTGGAGTTACAGGAATTAGACGGCGAGGACTTTGACCTGTCCCTGCTAGGGTTCGAGGCAGACGAGCTAAACGCCCTGCTAAACCCGATAAAAGAAACCGATGGTCTGACAGACGAAGACGCAGTCCCAGAGGTTCCAGAGGAACCCAAGACCAAGCCGGGCGACATCTACCAACTTGGACGGCACAGGTTAATGTGCGGGGACTCCACCAGCATAGATGCCGTAGAGAAGCTGATGGACGGGCAACTGGCCGACATTCTCATTACCGACCCTCCGTATAACGTGGCGTATGAGGGCAAGACTAAAGAAGCCTTAACAATTAAAAACGACGAAATGTCGGACGACCAGTTTAGACAGTTCTTGCGGGACGCCTTTGTGGCCGCAGATACGGTAATGAAGTCAGGTGCGGTGTTCTATATTTGGCACGCAGACTCAGAAGGCTACAACTTTCGCGGGGCGTGTAAGGATACTAACTGGAAGGTTAGACAGTGCCTCATCTGGAACAAAGATACGATGGTCATGGGGCGGCAAGACTACCATTGGAAGCACGAGCCTTGCCTATATGGATGGAAAGACGGGGCAGGTCACCTTTGGGCTACAGACCGCAAGCAAGTCACTATTATTGAGTGCAAACGCCCAAAGCGGAACGATGTCCACCCCACTATGAAGCCGGTGGAACTGATTGAGTACCAGTTGCTAAACAACACTAAGGGACAGGACATTGTTTTAGACTTGTTTGGCGGCTCTGGCTCTACAATGATTGCGGCAGAGAAAAACGGACGTACCGCCCGACTGATGGAACTAGACCCCAAGTATTGCGATGTAATAGTAAAGCGGTGGGAAGACTTCACCGGGCAGAAGGCTGAACTTGTATAAGAGATGGCTCGTGGTATATAAGCACGACGGCTCGCCGGTAGATTTTGCCTTGTTCGTCCACAAGTCAAAAGCGGAGATGTTCCGCAAAATGCAGACTAATGCGGACAAGTTAGAAGTCAGGCAGTTTAATTTAACGGAGATATAAAGATGGCAGAAGGAGTGGGCAGACCGGCTCACCAACCAACTGACCAGAATCGGCTTCAAGTCAAGACTCTGGCTGCGGTAGGTATCCGGCACGAAGACATAGCAACAAAGCTCGGAATCAGCGCAGACACGCTAGCCAAGTATTACCGCCAGGAACTAGACGATGGGCGGGTAGACGCTAACGCGCAGATAGGCAAGTCGCTATACGAACAGGCCAAGAACGGCAACACCACGGCAATGATATTTTGGCTAAAGACCAGGGCTGGGTGGAAGGAAACGCAGGTTAACGAACACTCAGGACTAGACGGTCAACCCCTGGTAATCTCGTGGCAGAAGTAACAATCCCTTATGCGCCAAGACCCCAACAGCTTCTGGTTCACGATGCGCTGGAGGCTAATAGGTTCGCGGTGGCTGTATGCCATCGTAGGTTCGGCAAGACTGTTGCTGCCATAAACCACCTTATCCGCGCAGCCATGCTC